CCCGGTCAGCCCGCCCATCAAGCCCTGCTGCGCGTCGCTCAGCCCGACCGATTGTGTCCATTGACCAGTCGTCGGGTCTTGCTCCCAAGTGAGACTGCCGAACGGGTTGGTCTGGTTCGGACGTGCAGCATTGAGGTTCTGATTCCAAACCTGCCGATTCTGTGTAGCCTGCTGTTGCCCGATGGCGGTCGTGTCCATCGGGGTAGGCGTTTGAGTCTTACTCTTTTTCCCCATCATCCTTCTCCAAGAAACGGCACTGCGTCTTGTTCATCGAGTACACAAACAGATCGCCATCCGGGTAATAGTCGGTAACAGTTGCTTCCCTGACAAAGCCCATCTTCTCCAGCATATTCTGGCTGGCGTAGTTGCTTTCGACCACCAGCGCGATGATTTTCCAGCAGCCAAGCGTCTCGAACGGGTAGCGGAAGATGGCTTTCAGGAACTCCTTGGGCATCACGGCGCCCGCGGCGATGGCAATCGTGGCCGTAACCGACTTCTCGGTGTAGTCCTCGTAGAAGACGCCGCAGGTATGCTCATCATCCCGCAACCAGCCGATGGACGCAGAGACACGGCGCGGGTCGGCTTCGGCGCGATTTGCTACCCAAGAGACAGTTGCCGGGTCATTGAGCGTAAGCACGGAAAGCCTCATTCATCAGAAGTTGAGTGCGAATAGCATTGGCGTGAATGATGGGGTCATCCAACTGGTCGATCACCTTGAACAGTTCCTTGCGATGCTCGATGTCGTTCTCGGCATGATACCGCAGGCAGCGCAACAGTTCCTTGCCGTGAATGGCTTCCAACTGTTCCAGCATGTCCAGCGGGAAGGTGAAGCCCTCCAGCACAGCCATATACCCGAGGATCGCCGCCGGGGAGACATGGTGAATCAGGTAATACTGCGACCCGGCCAGTTCAACAGCCGAGCGGTTCAGTGGCAACTTACGGACATCAACCCCAACTGTTCTCAGATCGTCAGCCAACCATTCAGCATGGTGGCGTTCTTCTTCCAAATGGGCGGTCATATAGGCGCGGAAGACCTTGGCGGCAGAATGCGCCTCTGCCGCTGCGAGTGCCATCAAATTTTCACTGGCGACCACGACTTGATGCAGCCACACAAGGTTGAGAATCAACGTCGTCCGGTCTGCCAGATCGATGACAGAGTCTTCCTTACGGAGTTCACCCACGTCGGCAATAATGCGTTCGGACATTCTCATAGTATGCCTCCCGGCTCGTACAGCCAGTCAGTGCTGGCCCAATACGTTTCAGAGGATGCCCGCCCGAGCATGCGAATGGAGGCGTTAATGCCGATGCCTTCGGCGCCGAGCCAGTTCATGAAGGTGCGCAGGCCGCCAGCCCACCGGGCTTGATCCCACAGTCCTTCGTCCCACTTGCCGGGCTGATAGGACTCGAACGTAGCGGGGGAGAGCGGAGCGTTGAAACTGTAATTGACGTTGGTCGAGAACGAGATTTCAAACTGGCCTGCCGAGACAATGACCGGGCGCACCAGATGGAATTGTTTCTGCAACGGGCCTTCATTGAAGAAGCTGAACGTGGTCTGTGCTTCCCACCGAATCTGTTCCCCGAGCGTTATCGTGCCGTCGTTGGCAACGATTGCCCCATCTGTCCATTGCTCCCACGCCCGATAGACCGCGCCGAAGGAGCCGTAGAACGGAAGCTCCTGATGCAGTTCCCAACAGTTCGCGTTATAGCCAAGAAACTCGCTCCACGATTTCGTGATGTCGTTCTGCACGAACTGGAAGCTTGTCGTAGCGGTGTTCGGAATGTTGATGAGGAACATGTTGGCACCGGGGAAGATGAACGGCTGCCAGCCGAAATCATCACCGTGCAGGGTCGCAGCTTGCGATACCAACTGTTGGATGTACTTCCCGCTGTTTTCTTCGGCAGGATTGACCTTGGTTGACTTGAGCAGACTGGACAAGTAGACAAGTCCGAACTGTGTCAGGATCGCAATGTCGCCGCCGTACTTGACAGCAACCCGATGGCCGGCGACCGGGGCACCAGCGTAATAGACGCCTTGCAGCGCCCACGTGTCGGCGTTGTCCGGGTCAAGCCCTTGGTAGATAGACACCTCGCCCATCGATGAGATAAACGCGATGTGGTCGTCAGCACCATTGCCACTGTCGATCGTCCAAGTGATGACCATCTGGAGCGTACCGCCCCGAGTCCAGTTGGAACCCGGATTGAAGTCGGTAGCGACACCGTAGAACTGGTCAGGTGGCAGATACCACGCCCGCGTGCTGTCCTTCTCCACGAACCACAGCCGCTTCTGGTGTGAGTAGACCTGCACCAACAGCTTGGGGTCAATACCTTTGATGGTATTAGCAGTAGTACCATCGCCAGCAATCAGGCGCTCGACTGTGTTGTCAGGACGAATCAGGATGCCGTCGTCAGCCCCATTGACCGCGACGAGGAACACGCCACCGACAGTCGGGAAGTTGATGTGCTGCCAGCGGGCATTGGTCAGGTCATTCTCGAGGATGACTGTGCCATTGCTGTTGGGCGCGGTCACATCGTAGAGCGAGGCGATACCCGGTTCTTGGGCGATGACGCAGTACAGCTTCGGGGCAGCCCCGAGGTTGTGCGACATCAAGCTCTCGACTTCACCGGGCAGGTCGGTCACATGCTCGACGTAGCCCCGGCGCACCTGACAGCCATACGGCTGTGCGAACATATTGCGCAGGGTGAGTGCATACCCCTCGGGCATGAACCCGAGCGCGTCGTAGGCGTTGATGCCCTTGACGGGTGCCGGGCGGGTGAGGACTTTCGAGGTCTGCGGCATTAGACGCCCCCGCTGCCCACGTTCCACGATCCATCAGGGATGTTGTTGACCCCGATGAGCATCGTGCGGGCACGCGGAGCCATTGTGAGGATCGGAGCGCCCTGATTCTTGCCGGTGCGTGCCCAAAACAGTTGAACGAAATCTTCCTTGAACGAAGTGTCGTCCAAGCCCTTGGCCTGCCGGAACTTGAGTTTCAAGTAGGCGGTAACGACCCACGGATCGAGCAAGCACACATCCGTGTCGTTGGTCGCCATGTCATAGGTCGTGTTCGCGTCAGTGGCGGACGCCAGCCAGTTGCGGCTGATATACTCCATCGCCAGCGTCCAAGGTGCGAAGACGCCCGTGTTGGTGTTCGGCGAGGGGGTGTTGGTCGGCGAGGGGGTCGGGAAGATGACGAACTTGCCCTTCCACACCCGATAGCGAATACGCGGGCCAGAGGACAACAGCCCTCCCTTCAGCCACTGCCACTCCTGCGGCGACTTGGGGCCAAGAAGAGGCCAATGATTCGTGCGGTCCCATTGAGTTTGCTGGATGAAGTATGACCAGTCGGAGGGGAGGTCGTACTCACTCTGCCCCTCGACTGTTTCAATGAGGTGCTGCTTGTCCAACTGTTCCCAGGGGTAGCCCTGAACCAACTCATAACCGGCCCTGTTCAGCAAAGCAACGAACTGGCGAACAAGATCATCCTCGTTGGCAACAGCTTCCCGAGGAACCGGCAAGCCGAGTTCCGACATAGACTGCTGAATGATCCAGAGGATGCTTTGTTCGCCTTCCATGTTACTTCTCCTTGGTCGGGGTCTTTGTTTCCGGCTTGTTAAGACCCATCGCGGTGAGCGCCTTCAACTGGTCTTCCAGTTCGGACAACCGCTTCGCCATCGCTTCCTTCTCGGCATCCACGGCCTTGGCAGCGGAGTTGTCCAGCCACTCGCGGGCCTGCTTGCGAAGCTCGATGCCGCCCATCAGGCGTTGTAGGTTGCCATCCGGCAGGTCGGCCAGTTGCTCGACCGTGTGGATGTGCATCGACTTGAGTTCGGCGGTCAGGCCGACCTTCTGGAACAGGAACGGGAAATGCTCCAGCGGGGTGCCCGAGGCGGCTTCCTCGATGCCCTTCTTCCACGCCTCATACTTGGCGCGGAAGCGTTGCAGGTAGAAGCCGGAATCGACCGGAGCATCCACAACAGTCAGTTGGGAACCGGGCGTCCAGATGGTGATGAAGTCCTTCTCGTCGAAGATGGCACGCTTGGCCTCGGCAGACTTGTGCGGGTTGAGAATGGCAGCGCGACGGAAGCGGATGGTCAGCTTGCCGTCATGCTTCCAGCGGTGGGCGTTCATATCCCCGTCGAGGGTGTGATCCTTGGTCGGATCGAATTCGCCCAAATCGGGCAGTTCTGCGAGTTCGGCGTTCATCTGGATTCTCCTTTTAGTTTGGATGCTTGGAAAACGGGGCATACCATCCCGCTGTTAC